CCCAGACGGAGATGAATATTACTTCGGACCCTCATTGGCTATATCAAGAGGTAGTTATAATGCAGGGTCAACTACACTAGGTGCCCAGATTGGTGTTTCCCCCAACAGGATGGAGGAGATGGCTCTAAGTTTGAGCAAAGTTGTTGCAGGTGACGCAGCTGCCTACTATACCGTCATGTGGGGCGATAGCCAACTAGGAAGGCCTAAGCAAGAGGGGAAGGTCTATATTGGATGCAGGGTAGATAGGAACATTACTGTATCTGGCAGTCCGGTGGTGGTATACGGTAAGTATTCCTCTACTGTTCAAGGTTGGCTTAAAGGTCCAAACACTTCAGAAATAAAACTGTATATAGAGTTTGAGATTGATTTTGAAGCAAAAACAGTAAAGATTTTTTATAACAATACCCTTGTTATGACTATCACAATGGTCGATATGAAAAACCTCGGAATCGGTTTTGGTAACTACACCTCAGCTACCATAGCTGGTGATGGTACGCCAGTTGCAGCATCACCGATCCTTGTAGCTAATCCATCCTTTATGTTCATCTCTTCTTATTATCTGGCCCATGATAAGCCATCCGATGTAGTTAAAACTGGCAGGTTGGGTCCAGTAAGGTGCATGTCGATAACTTCAGCAGGGGTTTATAGCTTTAGCACACCTCCAGTAGGAGCTAACTGGACCTTTGTTGGAAACACCAGTGGATCATTGAACACCTTCATGGGTATGAAGAGAATAACCACCAGCGATGAGCCTGTGTACCCTGATTATGCTATAGGTAATAATTCCAATGCAAAGTCTGGATTATACGGGGTTGCTATTGATTCACCAAGCCAAGTTTTGGCTATCTCACTTTACTCTCAGGCAATATCTGATGATATGTCCACTACAGCAGCGAGTAAGCTGGAGATAAATGATCGAGCTGCTGGTAAAACCCTAACTTCAAGAGTTGCAAATGTACCACTTAGGTCATGGGAACTCCAGAACAGCTTAACTCTGGATCTTAGCGGCAGTCCTATATCGTTGTCAACTATCCCAAACTATGAATTCGCCATATCCACAGCAAAAGCTGTATAGGTGTGCATAGTTTCAACCACAAGTCAAGCTATTTACTCATTTTTATGGTAAAATAGTTACGTTCTGTAATCCAATTGTAAGGAGTTAAATTATGGCGGTAAATGGTGTAGCAGGTCTGTTATTCGGTAATGCAATTGTAGACCCTGCAACAGGAAAGGCTGTTCCAATTTCTAAGATCCTAGAGGGCGGCGGAGCTGTCGGTCCAGCAGGTCCTAAAGGTGATAAGGGGGATACTGGTCCAGCGGGCCCAGCAGGTCCTAAAGGCGACAAAGGTGATGGCGGCGCAGCCGGAGCCAAAGGCGATGCAGGTCGTGGTATCACCAAGATTACAGCATCTACCTCAGGCACGACTGTCACATTAACCTTCGAGATGTCTGACTCTACGCAGGAAACTGTTAGCTACAATATCGCCAGCACTGGCGGTTAATAACTTAGCAGTAAAATAAGCCGCCCTTGTGGCGGTTTTTCTTTATGGAGGATAGAATGGCTAATACAGGTGTTCAGGGCTACATTTATGGTCACACCCTTGTAGATACAGGGACTGGCACTCAAATAAAGTTCACCGATATAGGAAAAGGTGGAGGAGAGGTTGGCCCGCAGGGCGAACAAGGACCTAAAGGTGAACAAGGTCTTCAAGGCCCAGTTGGTCCTGATGGCCCACGTGGATTGCAGGGACCAAAGGGTGGTCAAGGTGAACAAGGACTACAGGGCCCAAATGGTCTACAGGGTCCGGCAGGTAAAGATGGTGTAGACGGATCAGTTGGACCTGAGGGACCTAAAGGAGACAAAGGGTGATGAAGGTCCAGCAGGGCGTGATGGTGTTATGGGACCTCAGGGGCTTTTAGGTCCTAGGGGCTCAACAGGGGATAAAGGCGATACCGGACCTCAAGGTCCCAGTGGCCCTAAAGGGGATCAAGGATTGCAAGGCCCTCAAGGTCCAGAGGGACCTAGAGGACAGCAAGGACCAAAAGGGGATGATAATACAGAACATCTAGTAGAGAACATGACGGATGTAACTGAGTTCAATAAGGATATGTTGAGGAGCGCAGACTCTGCTGCCAAGTTCAATGAGATGATTGGGAATAAGAGTTATCTTGTTGAAACAGGTAAGAGTTCCGCAGGAGCAAACCTTCAGTATTGGTACAGGAAGTATTCTGATGGGTATCAGGAGCTATACATGGAGATACCACCAAGCTCGAATTTGAGCGAGATCTCTCTAGAACTCCCTATACCATTCAAAACTTCCCAGTATGCGGTACACAGATCAAATATGTGTAAGCGTGTCGATACATACTCATTCCACCAGTTCATTACTGATCGTTCCCCTACAAGGATTACTTTCAGTGGTTTAACTATCACTTACTGTACCCTACAGACTTTCTTTATTCAAGGGTATTAACCATCACAGGCCGCTTACGAGCGGCCTTCTATTTATCGGGACAATCCAACATCATTCTGATAAAATAATAACTTACAACAGAGGAGAAGTGACGTGACTGAAGAAGAATTGATCGCCCACATCCGTGCATTGCTCGGTAATGTAGGAGAGGATGTATTGCCGGACTCCATTATCACTATGTTTATAATGAAGTGGACGATTGCTTTAGATCTTGAAAAGTATCCCGAGCGCTTCAACCTTATGGTTTATAATACGGTTGTTGACTGCTTGCGTTGGTTAATATTCCAAGAAGTTTCAAGTGGTAATGCCTCAATAACTGAACGCTTTGAAAAGATCGGTGATGAAACAATCTCGATCAAGGGCGGCAGCGCATTTAAGAACTGGCAAGACCTCCTTGACTGGTTGTTATTGAATCCAGACTATATTGATCCGAGCTTAAACATCGTAGGGAATCTGGTTATTGTCGGCGGCGTCCGCAACGATGAGTTCTGTCGAGTGAAGAACAACCCCAACTCACGCAATGGGTACAGCGAGCAAGGATTGTTCCCACATTGCCGTGGGTATTCCTGTGGATCCGATAACCGTGTAGGTCCTTGGGGAGTCCGTAGGGGTGTCACACGAAACCGTTGATTTTGCTACCCTATTGTGGTAAAATAACCTAATTGAGGGGAATGATGAGATTTAAATCTAAACAGGATTTATCTGCCCTCACTAAATTCCACAATCAACTCAAGCAGTTATCCGGTTTAGAGGTCACATACGGTTATTATGACGATGAGACACACTATTCCGGATTGACTATGGCCCATCTGGCGGCTATCCATGAGTTCGGTTGGAACAACCTCCCAGAAAGAAACTTCATATACAGCACTCAATTATCGTTCAGAAATGATTTAAATAAACATATTAAGTCTTTGATGAATGATATTATTGCAGGTAAGGGTTTCACTTCAGGATTAAACCGGATAGGTAAGTCAGGCGTTGAGGCGATTAAGTTCACTATTGACGCTGGCACCTTCTCGAATAATAAGGTTTCTGATAACTGGGCTAAGGTCAAAGGCTTTAGTGATGCAATGATTCATTACGGCGATCTGCAAGACGCTACCAAATTCAAAGTTGGTCAGCGCACAGAGGACTAAGAGGAGACTACATGGCGGGCTACGTACTTATCGGTAAGAACCGATTAATACCGAGAGTCACTTGTCAGGGTCGCCACCGAGCTTGGAGCAAGACAGACCCAACTGACATCTTCGTCAACGGAAGCCGTACTGTGGCATTTGAAGACTTTGATGCATTAGAGTGTGTTGTTCAACCAATGCGAGGTAAAGCGGCCCGCGATCAGAATAACCAGTTAGCCGAAGAAGGTGAGCGTGATTATGACTCTTACACTGTCTACACCAGTACAAGATTACTTAGTGCGAGAGAAGGAACAGATAAACTATCTGACCAACTCTTACTGACAGATTCTTATGGAGAACTTACTTGGTTCACGGTGATGAAGGTTGACGCCTACCCAAGTTCAGGTGTCTCAAGATTCCGTTGCTACCTAATTGCAGTTCCTGAAGGAACAGAAGGGGGTATGTAATGGTATACACCGACTCCGATGCGGCATTTAAAGAGCTCACCCAATTGGTAGGTAAATTCGCTAATGAGGCAACCGGAAGAAAGGTTGTTCTGGCAGGTGAAGATATCATCCCTAAAGTTGAAGGTGAGTTTATTCTTGTAGACCTCTCACAAGCTGACCAGCTAGACTGGACAACTTTGGAGCAGACAGATGAGAATGGTAGATTCTTAGCGATCCACAACTATTATGTAACTTACACACTGACAGCTTATCGCGGAAATGCCGTCCAGTCACTTACTCGGATGCTACAGCGTTACAACTTGTCATATGTGTATAATGAGTATTTCCCAGACTACTCTGCATTTGCTTATTCGTCTTCATCCTCTATTGCTCGTATCAAGGTTCCTTTGAACCAACAATACTACGAGATCCGTGCCCGTGTCCAGTTAAATTTCAACGTTTCATTTATGGAAAGCGATACTGGAATTTATGAGGATCTTAAGGCAGTTGAGATGAACGTCACAGCAACTGACGACAGGCATACAGTCCTTGATAATTTCAAGGTTAATGTTGACCTAGAGAAGGATGCAAGCAAATTTAAGAATAAGATTTCTAACTCGGTTATTGATAAGCCACCTTATCAGTGATCACACCGTTGGCACTAGGGTGCCTTTCAATAATCGCCTGAAAGAGGAAATGAGATGGCTTACGAAGATAAGGTAGTTGATGTCACGGTAACACTTGGCACTCAACCTATTAGCCGTGTGGGATTTGAAACCCCATTGTTTATTGCAATGCATGACAACTTTGCAGAACGTTCACGTTCTTACAGCTCAACAGCTGAGTTAGAGTTGGACGGATTCGCAGTTGGTTCTCCAGCATACCAGTTTGCCACCTTGGCATTCTCTGGTGCATTCGCCCCGAGCCGTGTTACGATTGGTCGAACTTCACTGGAAGCAACTGTTGTAGATTTCACTGCCGAAGTTAACAACGAAGATGTGGCCTTGAATATCTACCTTGGCAAGATGAAGAAATCCATCCGCGCCGCAGTAATCGAAGGTGTGACAACTCCAGCTCAGATCGTTACCGCTCTCTCTGCTGCAATCGCTGCTGATGACGACCTGAAAACTGTTCTGACTGCAACGGTTAAAGATGTCACCAAGTTGATGATCAAAGGTACTGAACCATTCTCTGTTGGTGCTGATGCTGGTAACTTCACAATCTTTAACAGCTCTACTGAGTCAGTATCTACCGTAATCAGTGAGATCCAAGACGAAGATAACGATTGGTACTTCCTGCACACCGAATCGCACGTAGCTGCTGATATCCTAGCCGCCGCCGCATTCGCCGCTGCAAACTTCAAGTTGCATGTGTACTCCACAAATGATGCATCTATGAAGGCACCAAACAACGTTACCACTTCAATTGCTGACCGACTGAAAGCGTTGTCTTACGACTCACTGGGTATGTATGACCCACGTGCTGACAAAGACTTCCCAGAAGGTGGTCTGGTTGGTGCGATGTCTTCTAACGACCCATCCTACGGTGATAGCTTACACCTGAAAGTGTTGAAGGGTGTTACTGCTCCAGTTCTTGGCACTTCAGAACGTAGCCGCATCTGGACTCGTAATGCTAACTTCTATCGTACCCAGTACGGTGTTGGCGCATTCTGGGAAGGTAAATGTTCTTCTGGTCAGTATGCTGACGTTATCCGCTTCTCCCACTGGTTGAAGTTCCGTATGGAAGAGTCAGTATTCTCCTACATGCACCAGCGCTCAAACATGGGTATGTCCATGAAGATGAGCGACGATGACTTGCCAAACCTGAGCACTGTGATCCTGAACGATCCTATTAACGTAGGTATTCGTAATGGTTCCATCTTAACCGGATATGATGAGGAAAACAAGGTCTTCTACGACCCAATCATCACCATTCCAAAACGAGCTACAATTCCTACTCAGGACTTGGCTAACCGTATCCTGAAAGATATGAAGGTTGATCTGGTTTACAACACGCCACTGCACTTTGTCCGTATCCGTGTAGCTGCTAACTTGGACCGCATCACTGGGACCTCCGCTTCAGGGCAGACTTCATTTAACGCAGGAGCATAATAGATGCAAACTCAGATTATCACACCACGCGCTTACGACCCACAGAAAGTTCGTCTATTCCTGTTCGCACAGCGCGTTAGCGGTTATGCCGCAGATACCAAGATTAAGGTATCCCGTAACGAAGATAACGCCATCCCTCACGTAGGTGTTGATGGTGAAGTCTCTGTAGCATTGTCCCGTAACCAATCTGGTGTTGTTACTGTCTCCTTGCAGAACACCTCTCCTTGGAACGGTATGCTGGCTAACTTCCAGAAAGCTGCTTCTGTTACTGGCCTGATCTTCTTCCCAGTAAACCTCGTAGGTTCTCAGGGCATGTCCCTGTCAACTTACGGTTGGATCCAGCGTCAGCCTGATTTGTCCTACGGTACTGAAGTTGGTCAGATGGACTGGGAAATCGGCGTAGTTGACGCATGGCTTCACCCAGACGAACTGGCAGGCATCTTCGGTCTTGCTGGTCTTACTGGCCTGAGCTTCTAAGATAAAACGTGAGCCACAAGGATGTGGCCTTATTCACGCAACAGGATAACCAATTCAAGACACAGGAGTGTACACGAATGTTTGCTAAGATTCCACAGACAGTAAAAGTAATTGGTAAGAATGAGTTTATCATTCACCATTGGTCCCCTACTAAGGCCATGATGAACCTACCTAAGATTGGACGCTATTTGGCGGTTCCTATCTCTACATTAGCGGGCTCTGCCATCTCCGGCGGCGCTAACTTTGAAGATGCGTTACCTAAAGCAATGATTTACCTGTTCAACACCCTCGAAGAAGACGGTGAAGAGCAAGGCGTTATGCGAATGATCAACCTGATCCTAGAGAACGTTGAATGCAACAGCATGGGCGGCGGAATCAACATTGATGAAGTCTTCCAAGATGACCTTATGGGTATGATGACTTTACTGGGAGAGGTTCTTAAAGCGAACTATGGCTGTTTTTTCACGAAAGACGGTTTCGCGACCCTTCCGAAACTTCTGGCTCAGTTCGGTCTGGTGAAACAACTGGACGAGATGGATCAGGATCAGGAATAAGTCAATCGTCCAATAAACGAGTGAGCGATCCTGTACTGAGAGCTGTGAAGTATTCCAAAGAACACTCAACGCTTGGGTGGTTTGACTGGATGTATTGCCGAGTTCTGAAGAACTTTAAAGGTGAGAATAGGTTGAGTCTTGAAACTGGGGATATGGCCTATCTCCTGAAGCTTAACGAATATCTCGACATAGAGAACTATATCACCGAAACGGATCAAAAGGAACAGGACGCTACACGTGCGACGGCGAATGCGAATACGCCACGCAGAAGATAACGGTAAAGGCCAAGATCTTTAATAAGGTCTTGGCCTTTTTACTTTTGGAGAGGATGATGGCAGGTGGAAACCAAGTAGTAACAAGTACAGTCAACAAGGTTATCTTTGATGTTGACAACACCTCTTATGGCAAAGCTATCAAGGCCATCAAGAAGGTTCAGCAGACATGGGAAGGTGGGAGTGCTAAGGGTGCCAAAAACGATCCTGTTAAAAGATTCGTTAAAACCTCCACCGATATCGACAAAGTAAACCGCCGTTTAGCTGAGACACGTAAACGAGAAGAGAAGAAAGCTTCTGATTACAGAATGGCACTTCACAAGAAAGAAGTCAAGAGCGCCGAAGCTATTCGTAAGCAAGCTGCAACTCGATTCAAGCAACACGTTAAAGGGATGACGAATAAAGACCACGACATCTCTGCAATGCGTAAATTCTACATGGCCCAGCAACGTGAAGCCAAGAAGGCTGGTAATACTCTTGGAGCTCCGACAGGACGCCGTAACCCACCACCAATTATCACACTACCTTCTGCAATTGAAGGTCGTGGTACTGGTATGGTCGGTGATGCTAAGAAAGCTTCACAGTGGGATCCTGAAAGAACTCGCCGCCATGATGAGAGATATGGTCCTCATGCGGCTAAGCCAACCCCTGCACCTAAACCAGCTCCCGCTCCAAAACCTAAAGCTCCCAGCCCAGCTGAACTAAAAGCTGCACGTGGTGCTCGTTCACGTCAGGACGCTGTAGATGTTCAGGACGTTCGTTTACGTTCTAAGTATGGTGCCAACTACAGCTCACAGCTTAAAGGACTTCAGTCTTTACGTAAAGAGTTCCTTGCTGGTAGTATGAGTGCTGCTAAGTACCGTGCATCCGTTTCTGCACTGGAAGGACAATTCCGCAAAGCACAGAGCGGCGCGATGAGTCTAGGTGGTGCAATGGGGACCCTCCGTTCCTCAATGGTAGCTGCAACCGCCTCCTATGGTGCATTTGCCGCAGGTAAGTCTGTCTTACAGC